TTTTTTCGTTAATATCAAGCTTACTAATATCCTTAAAATTAATTTGTTTACGTGAAGCAAAATTGTTATATATCTCTATAATTTTGAGTAATTTTTTATTTTTACCAAACACTCTAAAGAAATTTAATCCTGTAAGAATTTTAAGTTGACGAGAATTAACAGATGTATTTCTTATATCCCCTAATAAATCAATGAAATCTGTATATTTTTTTTGTTGTGCTAAAGCATATAACTCATTTGGTGCTTGTTCATTTAGATACTTAATTGAAGCAATGCCTTTATAAATACTGTTTTCTTTTTTATCGCATGTATATTTTGCAATTGATTTGCCGAATGAAATAGGATTTATTTTTGCATCCAGTTGATTTGCTAATGATACACCTCTATTTGTATCCTCTTTGTTTTCAGCCCTATCTAAGTAAGCAGTAGCAAATTCTAATGGATAATAAGTTCTAAGTCTAGTCTCTGCATACCCATTCATACTGTAACCTGTGGAATGATTATATCCAAATTGATATTCCGAGGAATCATCGATAATTTGAAGAAACTGTTTTGCTTCTTCCTCTGCTATTTCTCTAGGTTTTTTAGATTTTGCACAGTATCCATCAAGTATTTTAGGTAATTGTTCTTGTAATTCATCATGCAATTTTTTTCCAATGGCTCTTCTAGTGGAATCAGCAGTAGCACCATTAAACCCACATATATCGGTTAAAAATTTAATAGTATCTTCTTGATACACTAGATATCCATAATTGTCTTTAAGCAACTCGTCTAATTGCTCGGAGGGGTTTACATTGATTTCTTTTCTAATCAACCTATCCCTATAAGATTTTCCAGAAGGACGTAGTGCAGCATTTACCAAAGACATGTCATTAATAAAACGAGGTTTAAAGTCTTTGAGTAATGAAAATGCATAATCCCCTTCGAATTGAAAGACTCCCACACTAGAAGTAATCATATTATCCCATACCTTACTATCATTCCAATTAATTTCATGAGCTTTGAGATAATGAGAACCAATAGACTTGTATACGTCTTTCATTATTCCAACGGTTTTTAATCCTAATATATCAAATTTTACGAAGTTTACTGAGTCAACTGCTTTCATAGAACATATTGATACTGGGTGAGATTCATCGCCATCTTTGTAGTAAACGCCTAAATTGTCTGCAAGTGTAATAGGAGAACCTATAATACCTGCTGGATGAGTACCTTTTGCTACAATAGTTCCTTTTAAACCGTCAAAGTAATAAAATAAATCTTTATTATTTTCTTTAAGATTTTGAAATTCTTTCTTTAAATTATTTGCTCTAGTTAGTGCTTTATTATTTCTTATCCTATTACAATAAACTTCATGATGATCAAAATCTACAGACTTAGCATCTACCTCTTCTAATTCTTCTAGGTTGACCTCTTCTTGAATTATCTTAAAATACTCATCGAATAACTTATCAAATTCATTTTTAATATTCATTACCACATCTAGGTCTTCATACTTCAAACCCTTTGCTAATACATCAATTGTTCCTCTGTCTCTTAGTGTTGAGAATACTGATATGTACGCTGTTTTTTCTGGTGTAAATCTATTAATAATATATTCGTAAACTTTTACTCTGTCTTCTGGGGCGAAATCTATATCAATATCTGCAAGTGAAACTCTATCTGCATTACAAAATCTTGAAAAGACAGTATTCCATCTAATAGGATCTACGTCAGTAATATCTGTGATAAAAGCAATTTCGCTACCACCTACAGACCCACGACAAAAACCATATGGTATGTCGTTCTCATTGCAATAGTCTACTAATTCAGACATAAACATCATGAAACTTTCCATGTTCTGTTTTTTCATTGCATTGAATTCTTCTTTAATTTTTGTTTTATATTCATCGATCTTGGTCATATCAAGGATATTATTCTTTTTCTTATGTTGTAATTTTTTTGCTATGGTGCTTTTCCATATATCTAAAGCATTATCACCATATAAGTTGGGATATTTAAAAGACTTATCAAGTTTAAATTCTTCAACCATATCAGCAAGTTTGTTTGTATTTTCTATAGCACCCATCCATACTTCTTCAGGCAATGCATTTTGGTTTTTAAAACAATCAACTAATTCGCCATAACTTTTCCATGTTAAATCAAACGCATCTTCATCTCCATAGAAGCTATCTTTTGATATTTGAAGAATCTTTCTACATTCAGCTTTATAATCTGAAGATGAATGTGTGTCCGTACCTGCTATTAAAGGAATACCGTACTCCTTACTCCAACCCCATAATAATTTATTATATTCTATTTGATTAATATCTTTGTGGTACTGGATCTCCAGAAAACATCTATGCTTATTTTTAGACATCCATTCTAGGAACCTTTGGATATAATCATCTTTATCGTCTTTCTTTTTCCATAATATTGATGCCAAGCAAGCTGTTGTAATAATAATATTCTCACTTGTATTCATTAAGTCTTCTAATGATATTCTAGGATTATAATAAAAATGTCTATCTGTTTTATCTTCTAGCTTCCCCTTAGATGTTGATTTAGAGTTTAACAAATTTAGCTCTAGTACACCATCATAATTTTTTGAATATAAACCAATATGATAACCTCTTTCATCTGCTTCATATTTAGTGCATAAATACGATTCAATACCGTGTATGTATTTAATACCTGATTTATCGCAGTCCTGTTTTTTCTTTATCCAATCATACGTGCCACCATGATTTGAGAATGCTATTGCTTTCATACCTTGTTTTTTAGCAAGTTTTATATACTCTTTGTAATGGGAGCACGAATCCGCAAACCCATTACAATTACTTGTATCTTCATGTGAATGATAAACGACATAATTATCCATGCAGTCCTCCTAATCTTAAAGATTATCCATCCACGACAGATCATCCTCTTTACTATCTTTTGCTGAATTTATAGAGGACTTTCTATTCTCTAAATAAACAGCATATGGCTTATGTAGGTTAGCACTATATCCACTTAAATTAGCAAAGAAATATGATTCAGCGTCAGTAATTTCTTCCCACCATACATTTTCATCTTTTGTTTTCATATATTCACATTCTTTTTTGCTAATATCTACAATAACACTAACGATTTCTGATTTAAGTTTAATTATTTCTTCTTCTGTAAACGGAATATAAACATAACAGTCACTAATCTTATACTTGGTCTGTATATCCTCTGGTAAACTACTTATATCATTTGTCATAACTAATAATTCTAGATAAGATTCAACTTCTTCCTCTGAATAAAACTTTGCCTTATTCAACCACATCTTAGCATTTGATTTTAAACTAGTTCCAATCTCGTTTCTTGCAATATTTCTTTCTGTAGTCTTACCATTTGCTTGCTGTACTTCTACGATTACATATTTCAGAAAGTTCCATCTTATCTTAATCTTCTCTAAAGGTATTCCTAATTGTATTAGAGCCTCGGCATATAAAACTAATTGACCTTTTTCTTTATCTATCTTTTTTCCTGTGTAAATACTTGATGTTTTCCAGTCGGTAATAATAAAATAACCATTTTCTTTATGTATGAAGTCAATATATCCCTGAAATATAAAACTACCAATCTTTATAATAATAAACTTTTCTATCTCAACTTTCTTGTTAATTACATTATGATTTTGGAAGAAGTGTCTTAAACATGATTCATATTTGTTTGCTATATTATTATTTTTCTCTTCATTAGTTCTATCATATTTAAGTTTTCCTGCATTAAATGTGAATAGTGAATTTTCATACTCCTGTAACATATCCTCATACGCAATCTCTTTGGAGTAGAACTTTTCAAGAATACCATGACACGCATTACCACTTACACCATAGATACCATCGTCTCTATCTTCTTTAATTTTTGCAATGTATTTGAGATAGAATTCAAAGATGGAATTCTTATAACAATTATATCTAGACCACGACCATAATTGATGGACGTTATATTTTTTCTTTAATTTCTCTAACTCTTCTCCTGTTTTTCTAGCCACTTTAAATGTTCCCTTCTTTCCTTTTCATCATACAAAGTTTTGTATTTGAATAAATAAGTATATATTCGATTAGTTGCGTCTGCCGGAGATTCTTTTTCTTTTAGTAAATCATATTTATCATGGATATAATAAACATTCCTAGTACCATAAAATAGATCGCATGTACTTCTTATATGTTCAATTGATATCCCCTTATCAAAAGAGATTACTATATCTACATTTAATCCAATAAGAATCTTTACTTGCTCCTCTGAGATATCATGACAACACACAGCAACACCAGTGCCATCATTCCTACTATGACGTTTTAAAACACTCTTCTCTGCCTCATAAACTACCACATATCCTGCTTCTTGTATGGTTCGGTAGTTCTCTTGTAGACCATATAAATTCATGGTCTTAGGGAAGTTTTTTAATGGGAAATACTTGGGTATGTCTAGCATTTCCCATTCCTTTATGACTGTTCTTCCGATTACTCCTACATAATCATTTCTGCTACCACTCCAATATCTATGAGGAACTACTATTCTTCTTCTGTTTACGCTGTATCCAATGTTAAATTCCTTAGAAGTCCAAGGCATAATTCCTTCCCTTACCCATTCAATGTGGATGTATGGTATATATTCACTCAAACAATCTTCATTAATAACATCCAAACTTATGTCACAAGAATATCTTTTCTTTTTTACTTTTTTAAAAATTTCTAATGGGTCTTTGAATTCCGCATTAGTCTTTTTGTTAAATTTGAACTTATATTCAAGTCCAAATAAATTATGTATATATCTATTAGCTTCTGAGAAACTATAGTTTTTAATAGTTTGGCACAAGGTAAATATATTTCCTCTAATAATATTACTATCAGATTGAAAGATTTTTATTTTTGTAGTCTCCTTCTTAACAGAGACATTATCCTTACTTGAATGTGAAGGCAATCCGCATCTAAATTCTTTAACATATTCCTTGAGATGGTGACATTCTAAACTTTCAAGTATCTCTTCGATTTTATCATTATCAATAATATATTGAATTAACTCATTTGCTGTCATATCACCATCCCCTTTAGAAATCTACTGGAACTACTGTATAACCAACCTCTTTATATGTATTTCTTGACAAATCATGTTCCACCACTATTTGATAATCATTTGTACTACCTTCACGATTCTTAACGATAAATATAATCTGATAGTTTTTACCTTTCTTTAATTTCACAGGAATTTGAGATTCAATATTCCCTTGTCTTTTCTCTTTTCTGTAAACATCTAACTCACGCTTACCTCCTTCTATTTCATCTTCGAATACTTTTCTAATCATAAGACAGGTTGATGCAACGTCTACAATGTTTTTTGCCATACCGATATTATCTTGATCATAATATCTTTGTTTTGAACTACCTTTACTTAATTGAAATGTAATCCAAATATGTACATTTTTCGCTTCTGATTTAATTACATCATTAATTTCAACCATATTTTGTTGCATACTAAACCAAAAAGACTCACTACTTGATGCTTTGGAATCTGCTTTGTATGTATCTAGCATAAAGTATTTTACACCCATACTAGCATACTTTTTTATTGTCTTAATGGCTTTTGCTGTAGTGTATTGAGTGAATGGTTTTAATATAATTGTGTTTTTATATTGCTTTACCCATTCAGAACATTTTTTTAACAATGCTTTAATTTCTGGTTTGTACTTCCCATCTCGGACAATATACTTTTGTAAATCTTCTTTAAAGATGTTATTGGCAACCCAAACAAGAAACTCGCGTTGCCACTTTTTCTTACCTTCTTCATTTATCATAATGACTATTTTTTCTTTGTGTTCTAATATACTTGGAAGAATTAAAATCCTACTAAGGGCAGTTTTTCCCACGCCACTAAGCCCACCAACCAAAGTAATATTACCTTCAAGATTTCCACCAACTTCTTTATTTAAAGTTGGTGTATTATGTAATGGTAAACCTACTGCCATCCCTTGATCTAATTCTTCAATTAATTCATCCAACCCATCAGAAATGTCATGCGTAATATCATCGCCTTCGACATTAACAAAAACGTGGTTTAATACTGCTTCAAATTCATCATATATTTGTTCAGATGTCATATCTACAAAATCACTAATTCTATCGAAAATAGGAAATTTTCTTTTTAATAGGTCTAAGACTGCGTTCCATTTATGGAGTTCATTAATATATCCATCCATATTTTCAGTCTTAACATATGCTCTTGCATTTTCAATTGTTTCATAACCTTTGTATTTTTCGTATTGCTCTTTTAACTTTAAGTGTTTTTCTAGGTATAGTCCTACAGTTATATCGTCAAGAACTTGTTTTTTTTCTTTTATTACTATATCTAATCCTATTTGGTAATAGACCTTCCAAACATTCTCTGTAAAATTTGCTAATTTTAAATTATCATATGTATAATATAAATCAGGTTGTTTCCATAAGATCGAAACTATATTAGCTTCACAAGCCTTCTTGTATTCTCTAATTTTTTTACTTGTTTTAGCTAATTCCTCCTCAAATGGTGTCAACTTAGTTGTTGTACTTTTGCTAGTTTGAGTAATAGTTGTCACCTACCTCTTTACCATAAGTCTTCTAGTGTGCCATTCGGTTTTTTCGTTTTAGGTTGATACTCTGCTCCTTCATGGTAAATGTTTTCCATATCTACATTCTCTGCTTTTACTTTTGCGGTTTCGGCGTTTTTTAATCGTATTACCATATCATTAATATTGTTTTCAATAATAACCATCATAGTATTTATTCTATGTTTTTCATCTACAAATTTAGTTTTATTAGTCATGAAACATTGCAATATATTAGGTCTACATATTTTAAAGGTGAATAATATTATTTTATAATCATAATTTGCACAAGGTTGTTGTTTTTTGTTTGCCATAAACTGTCCACTATGTAATCCTCTTAACCTCAGTGCTAAATATCTTGGGAATTTTAGATTCGAATCGTATTGTAAAATTTCATGATGAACATATTTACATAGTTCTAACCAGTCTTTATTTTCTTGTTTTTTATCTATTGAATCTGTCATATAACCACTATCCCTCTTTCACATATTTATGCAACTCGACTCACACTATCACCTCTATCTGAAAACTTAGGGAGGAAAACTTAATTCCCTCCCATATTTATTATTTATTTACCATCAATTAAATCGAACAATATATTTGCATCTTTTAAATTATCAACTTTTGTTGGATTAACGTATCCCATTCTTTTACTCTCAGTTAGTAACGGTTTTAGTTTCTCAGGACTTGTTTTGTTAGCTTTCACAAAACTGGTGATCATTGCTACAAGTTGTTCTACTTCTTTTGCTTTAAGTTCTACTTTTTTATCGTTTGCATTTTTCTCATTAATCTTTTCTTTTTCTACTGCCTGTTCAGCTTTAGTGTCTTCAATAGATTTATTTCCTTCTTGTTTATCATGTTCAATTTTGATTGCTTCTTCTACGGCTTTAATAAATTCATCAGGACTTAGAACTATTGTATCAGTAATTTCAGAAAATCTTGATTTTGAATCTATATTGAAATTATCATCTCTAAATGTAATTATCCTTGTTTCATTTTCAATTGATCCTTTAATTTCATCTTTTCTGTCTTTACCTTTACCAACCTTTCTTCCTGTTTTAGTTTGTGTGATCTCTCGATTGATAGATGCCACACCTAATACGTGTAATTTTGTCTTTAATGCATTAAAGTATCTATGTGACATATTTGTGGTCAACATATCATACTCTATTCCAGTAGCAACGTCTGTCATTGTTCTCTTTTTTGTATGACCAATGATAAACATACTTACTCCAATTTTTTTAAGTTCCCACATTCTTGTTAGGATTATCTCAGCAGTCTTATCTTCTCCTGCCATATACCCACCAAAGGCTGCCTTAATTGACTGTACTGGTTTTTCAGGATTTTCTTTATTATGTAATCGAATTACCTCTAGTTCAGCAATATCAAATAATTCATCTAATGTATCATAAATAATAACTTTTAAATCTTTATAATCTGAAAGTTTATTCTCTAAAATATCATCAGTAACTTCTTCAAAAGCTTCCCAATCTGGAATATCCTCATATATAGCTCCTGCGATAGCGTCAATACCATCTTCTTTACCTATGTTAAAAATCATGTATCCATCTTCACCAACAAGTTGTTCACATACCTCTTTTGCAAGAGTAGTTTTACCAATACCACTTTCTCCAATTAGTCCTAAATTATAGGCCAATGGATCAACTTTAATTATATTCTTTTTAC